TCCGACAGCAGGAACAAGTTTGCTTTACGTCGGAGATGATGAACCCGAAGATCCATATGTTGGTGTATGGGTGGACACGAATGGTGAGGAAGGTACAGTGGATCCGACTCCGGTTTATGCATGCTATGCCAGTCATACGGGAGACACAAATTACTGGAATGTAACAATACCAGGAGTTTCATACATCAACGGAATGACTCTTATAGTACGATTCCAGAATTTACAGTATACTGGCGGATCGCAGGCATATTTGACCGTGAATGAGCAGGTGTTTGAGTGGAACAACTCGATCAGTTTGCATGGTCCGGCAGTATATAAGGCGGATCACACTGCGTTTACAGATGCGGTGCCGTTTAATGGTGTTCTGACCATGACCCTGTTCGGCAATGAATGGGTTGTGCACTAATAAAAGGAGGAATGAATCAAAATGGCAGTGATGAAAATTAAGCAGGGGGATCAGTGGATCAACATTCCCTCGATTACTGGTGCTCCCGGGCCGCAGGGACCTCAAGGAAATACGGGTAATTCTGGTGTGCATGTCGGATCTACAGAACCTACTGATCCTGATGTAAATGTATGGGTGAATCCAGATGGAGAAGGGGTCACCTTACTTAAAGGCGATCGCGGTGATACTGTCATCATCGCTAAGGATTATGCTGATCTGACATTCCCGGTATATGCAGGGAAAACGTATTGCTACCATGATAATAAACCCTATGTAGCAAAGATAGATATTGCTACGACAGAGGCATGGACTGTTGCGCATTGGGATGAAGTAAGCTTTGAAGATGAGATTGGTGACTTAAGGAGCACCTTACACACTACATATGACATTGTTGAGGACAGAATCGGCACTCATATTGAGCAATCAACAAACCTCATGCCGATTGATGCCCAGACATATACAGATGCCGGGGTTACTGCTGAATATGAAAACGGTGAAGTGACTTTCAGCGGTACTGGAACAAGCGCAAAAGCCTTACTCGTTGCGTATTTTTCTCTTTTCCCGGGTACATATACCATCCGTGGGATTGTTAAAAGCGGTTCTGCTCCTGTTATTCGCCTGTGGGATTTAACAGGGGCGACACCGAGTCTTATAAATACAGATTTACGGAATAATTCTTATACATTCACAACCGACAAATTTACTAATTATCGTCTGACAACACAAACGGCTGCAAACTGGACAGAAAATTCTGTTGTTGATATCCAACTTTCAGAAGGGGATACTGCCATAGCATTTCAGCAACCGACAGCCGGGTCGGCTATTGATAATGTGGCAAGAGCGGAGATTGATAAGTATAGTGGCATTATTGAACATTCTTCCAATCTGTTGCCTGTTGAAACACAGATAAACGTAATAAACGGTGTTACCGCAACCTATGCGGACGGTGTTCTTACTATGACGGGAACACCGAGCGCAACAGGGGCTATTCCAGAGGTTGATTTTTCGCTTCCGGCAGGGACATATACAGCAATTGCACGGTTTACACAAGGTGTTGGTGATGCATTGAAGCTCATCAATATGACTGACAATCAGACTATATCAAGCGATCTGCGTAACGCTGTCACGTTTACATTGAGCAACACTAAAAGCATTCGCATCAGAAGCGTTATGGGTTCAACTTCATGGACTTATAATTTCACCTGTGAAATTATGGTCAATAGTGGCGAAACCGCACTTGATTTTGTAATCCCCTCATTCGTATCTGCTGTCGATAAAGTAGCAAGAGAAAAACTTTCGGGAAATCCGCTTACAAGTAGGTTGACTGGTAAAAAACTTGTAACAGCGGGAGATTCAATAACCTACGGTGATGGTGCTTCATCTGCAAACACAACGTATGGAGCTTTAGCGGCTAAGTATCTTGGCATGGAATATTTGAATATTGCCATGAGTGGGCGCACAATGGCGGATGTTCATGTCAATGGGGTGACGAGAAATGGGTTTGCCGTTGACAGATATACACTTGTCCCGGATGATACTGATTATTTAACCATATTCTTCGGGTTTAATGATGGCGCATATGGAAAAGTAAGTATGGAAGATGACTACTGCATGGAGCAGTACGGAAAATACTACTCACAATGCACAGCGGAAGAAAAAGCCGAAGCGGATGCTCACGCTGACTGGTTTGCTGTTTTTGTTGGTACTGTAGATAGTACTGATAAAAAGACATGGTGTGGTGCATGGCGGTTTGTGCTTGACTATTTTGTAAACACGAAATCAATACCGCATATCGGCGTATTTATTCCATATGGAACTGATACCAGAATGACAAACCCGTTGAAGCAATTATGCCAAGCGTTTGCAGTGCCTTATTTTGACACAACCGATGTGCAGATGATGCCCACAATTGGATTTTCATATCTTGCATATCAGGATGTGAATGCTCACAACAGAGCATTATACACGCTTGATGGGTTGCATCCAAACGATGCAGGATATGTGCGCATGGCAAATGCTATAATTCCGTGGTTGGAAAGAATTTAAATAACACTATGATCAGAATAGCTTTAGCATTGGAACAAGGTAATCCGTTTGCATATCTGTTCTTGTTTATGATTCTGTATTCACCAATTATGGTGATTGTTTTTGCAATCATAGACAAGTTCAAGAATCGTAAATAGGAGTTTAAAATGGCTGATTATCATGTTGGCGCAGGTGAAATAACGGGCGAAATTTATGCTGGCGTATTATCGAAAGATAGCAAGACTTGGCGCAATCGTTCGATTGTAACAGATGAAGCGATCTGTGCTGTGCGGGATCATCTCATCAATCAAATGGAGCAAAACAAGCAAGAGTGGTTTGGATACGAATGGACTCGCAAAGACGGCAAAAAGGTTGTATTGAGTCTTTCTGTCAAATGACTTGAATAATTAAATAACACTTTAAACCAGAATCATTAGTTTACAATCTTACCAAAAAGTTAATTAAGATATATAAAACCTCGCAGTAAAAACAACGCCTATTATAGAGAGGGAGAGAAAGGATGTTTATCTATTAGACTAAACAAACTTTTCTCTTTTTTCTTTGCAAGATTTTTTGAAAGGAGGTGGTTCCGTTGGGCTACTAACTTTCTTTAGATAATCAGTTGCTACGTTAACTCAAACGACTACTATATTTTTAGGAGGAATCCAATTATGACTGGCGAAAATAATGGAATGTATATGCCTGTGGCACCTGCTTATGGCGGAATGAACGACGGTATGTTCGGAGGGAACGGTGCCTGGTGGATTATCATCCTGCTGGCGGTTCTTGGCTGGGGCAATGGCTTTGGCGGAGGATTCGGAGGCAATGGCGGCGGTTTTGTGAACGCGGATATTCAGAGGGGCTTCGACCAGAATGCTGTGATGAATGGCATCAATAACCTCACGACTGCCCAGTGCAATGGCTTCGCGGGCGTGAATCAGGCAATTGCCAATGGTTTTGCTCAGTCTGAAATTGCTGCGAACAGCCGTCAGATGGCTGAGATGAACCAGAACTTCGCGCTGCAGAGTGCTATGCAGAACTGCTGTTGTGAAAATCGGGCTGCTACCGCTGACCTGAAGTACACCGTGGCTACAGAAGCCTGTGCTGATCGGAACGCCATTTTCAATGCTCTACGTGATGTGCTGGAAGCCAATAATGCTTCTACGCAGCGCATTCTGGATACCATGTGTCAGGATAAGATCGATGCTAAGAATGAGAAGATTGCCGAGCTTCAGAATCAGCTTGCGATGGCTCAGCTTGCTGCTTCTCAGAATGCGCAGACTGCGGCTATCCTGGCTAACAACGAGGCTCAGACGAGCGCTCTCGAGCAGTATCTGGCTCCGGTTCCGCGCCCTGCTTACATGGTACAGAATCCCAATTGCTGTGCTAATGGCTTTGGCTATGGCGGTTGCGGCGGATACGCTGGTTGATAGGTATTCATGTAAGGGCCCATCTGCTTTCATATTTTCGTGAGAGTGGGTGCGGCCCTTTACTTATTGAATAGGAGGTGCCTTTAATGGCGGAATTTGTCTATAACGAAATTCAGTTAGTACAGCCCGGTGCCGCTGCAGTCCTGGATACTGCGATCGGATGCAACAAGGGTTTGGTTATGCATCGTCCTGGCAGCGGCATTATTACTCTTCGAGGGATTGTTAATAATCCTTGCGCACGGTTTGCAAGGTATCGCGTTGCATATGATGGAAACATTGCGGTTCCTACTGACACGACCGTTGGTGAAATTCAGCTTGCCCTTGCCATTGACGGCGAGATCATTCAGACGAGCATTGCTGCAGCGACTCCAGCTGCGGTTGAGAACTACTGGAACGTGAACGGTTTTGCGATCATAGATATTCCGGTTGGATGCTGCTATACGGTAAGCGTCAGGAATGCAAGCGTGTCTGCCACTCCGGCGACTACACCTGCTCCTGCAGTAAATGTTCGCAACCTGAATGTTGAAGTGACCCGAATTGCATAAGGAGGAACGAGCAATGGATAAATTTGAAGCGTTGGAGAAATCTATGTGTAAAGAGCTCGAAGTGCTGGAACAGAAGTTTAAAGGCGGCACTGAGATGAGCATAAATGATCTGGAGAAGATCGACAAACTGACCCATGCCATGAAGAGCCTCGCCACTTACAAGGCTATGAAAGGTGCTGAGGACGAGGAAGGCAACTTCTCCATGGATGGGACGAGCGGCCGCCGGGGCCGTGGTATGAACGGACAGTATGTGAGCCGCGAAGGTGGCCGCAGCTACAACGAAGGTTATTCCAGAGGATATTCTGAGGCCATGAGGCGTATGTATCCGCCTGAAATGCCTTGGTAATTTCTAAGGGGCTGGCATAGTGCTGGCCCCTATTTTTCTGATTTGGGAGGAGAGATATTATGAATTGGAAAGTACGGTTCAAAAATAAAACCTGGCTCACAATGTTCGTGTCGCTGATCATCGGGTTTGTATTCAGCATGCTGGAGCTGTTTGATGTGGTTCCGATTGTGACTGAAAACACCATGATGAAGGTTGCCAGTCAGATCTTGACCTTCTTAGGTCTGATCGGTGTGCTGGTCGATCCTACTACCCAGGGAATTGGTGACAGCGAACGAGCTATGAGCTATGAAGAACCATGGAGCGATGAAGCTCATGTGGATGAGATGTAACCCGAATCCTGCTCACAAAGAAGTCCCAGACTGCGTTATTCGTGCTATTACTATTGCTCTGAACCGGAGATGGATAGATGTCTATGATGATCTGTGCGCTCTTGGTCGTAAAGAGTTTAATATTCCTGTCGCGGACGCAGTCTGGGGCAAGTATCTTTACCAAATGGGATTTGAACCGTTTCTCCTTCCTGATAACTGCCCAACATGTGTAACGATTGACCTGTTTACTAAGATGTATCCTAGAGGGGTATATATTATCGGGACAGGAAGTCATGCTGTGGCAATCATTGATGGTGATTATTATGATAGTTGGGACTCAGGTGCTGAGATTCCCAGCTTCTTTTGGAGGATAAAATGAATATATTGAGAGTCAAGAATAGTCAAGGGAATTGGATTGATATTCCTGCGATTGTTGGACCGAAAGGTGAGACAGGCGCAACGGGAGCTACCGGGGCTAAAGGTGACCGTGGGGATACGGTTATTATCGCTTCGAGATATGAGGATTTAACTTTCCCTGTTACCGCTGGGACGTATTGTCTGTATGCGGATAAGCCGTATGTGGCGAAAGTAGATATCGCTGAGACTGAGGCATGGACTGCAGCGCATTGGGATGCGGTTAGTTTTGAAGATAAGATTGGTGATTTAAAGAGTGCTATTATTAACGAGTATTTGATCTTTAATACCATTGATGGGCAGTATGTAAATTCGGACGGTACTATACAAAATCATGGTGCTTATATCCGTAGCGATTACATCAAGTGCGAAGGATGGCCGATGTTGGTTATTTTAGGCATCCCTACTTCCACCAGATTTGGTGCTTTCTACGATTCAGAGAAGACCTTTGTTCGGTACATTGATTTGACCGCTGGAGAGAGAACTGAAATTGAAATCCCTGAGAATGCGTCATACTGCATGATTTCTGGGCAGAAAGAACTGGGATGGTTCGACAGTGTAAAAGTGCTTGATCTCGGGAACATCGATGCTACACTAACGCAAAAGTACAAAGCCGCAGATGCAAAAACGACAGGAGATCTGATTGATAATCTTAGTGCTTTTATAGATGATGCAGTTGAAAACATACAGGATGACAACGTAGTTTTTAAAACAATAGATGGAGAATTTATAGCTGGCAACGGTAATGTTGACAGGAATGCTTCTTATATTCGTACTGATTATATTTCGTGCGAAGG